GATGGAAAAGAGCACAAGGGCGGCTTTCACAAGATGCCTAATGGTCAGCTTCACTCTGGAAAAACTCATGGAAAAACTTCTAAGAGGTTATTTCATCTTGGTGACTTGTCTAAAACTGCAAAGGTTAAAGTTAAAAATGCCAGGAAAAAAAGCTAAGAGCGGAGGCAAAATTTGCCCAGAGGGCAAGGCTTGGGCTAGAAGGACATTTGATACATACCCTTCTGCTTACGCTAACTTGGCTGCATCTAAGTATTGCAAAGATCCTAACTACGCTAAAAAATCTAAGGGAGGCAAAAGAAAAGGACGCTAGTGGCTCAACTCAAACAGTGGCTAAAGGAAGACTGGGTAAGGATAGGTACAGACGGATCTATCAAGGGCAAGTGTGGCACTTCTGCCAACAAGAAGATGCCTGACAGATGCTTACCTAGACGCAAAGCCATAAGCCTGACTAAGGCTGAACGAGCTGCCACTGCAAAGAAAAAGAAAAAAGCAGGAGCCAAAGGCAAAACAGTTGTAGCTAACACACCCAAAGCAAAGGTTAAAAGTGGCAATAGATAAGAAGAAAATGAAGTGTAATTCACCCCGCAGAGAAGTATCTGGGGGGAAGAAGTTTGTCGTGAAAGCTTGTCAGGGTGGTAAGGAAAAAATTGTACGTTTTGGTGATGCAAACATGAGCATCAAAAAAAGTAACCCAGCACGGAAGAAAAGTTACTGTGCTAGGTCAGGAGGAATAAAGGGTAAGAGTAATAAACTGTCTGCAAACTACTGGAGCAGGAGAGCTTGGAATTGTTAAATGGCTAGATATGATACATACGGGCAGGCCGATGATCGGGTTGTAGAAGACTTGGACCAAGGCTTTTCTGGGTTTAACAATAAGCTCAGACCTGACCAGCTTTCTACTGGGGTCTTGTCTGTTTCTGAAAATGGCCGAATGGACTTGAATGGTGAGTGGCAACCAAGAAAAGGAATGGATATATTCTCTGCTCCATTTTCTGCTGCGGTTCTTGCTCTCCCATTTAAACTATATGACTCGACCAACATAGGTGGTGGAGTTGCTTCATTTTCTAGGACTGATTCAACAATCCAAGTTAATTTTAATTCAGCTCACAACATTACAAATAGCACTGGAGTAAACATTAGCGGATTGACGTTTTCTGGAAGCGTTGACCCAAACGGAAATTTTATTGCTACAGTTGTAGACGCAGACACAATAACTTACACGGTTACTGATTTAGCTGAAACGCCAGGTGGAACTATGGTGGTTAAAGGAATGAGACTGCTTGATGCTGATTCAAATTTTATAGAAGCATCTTGTGAATTTTCAGATCCTAATAACGACGCAACGTGTTACATTGTTGTTGTCGGAACCAACAAAACAGTATTGGTAAAAACCTCAGACAGTGGGGCAACGACAGTTACTCTTACATATCCTTCTGGAGAAACGATTCCAAGAGGAAGTAATGTTGTTCAAGCATTTAATAAATTGTTTATCTTCCGCAAAGGGAAGATAGCTTTACAGTGGGATGGAGACATTAGCACCACTACCTTTGCTTTAGTTTCTAACGGAGCATACACTCAACCTACTCCGCTAGCAATTACTGATCTTGATTTTGCATCAGGTATAGCAACGGCTACAGTTTCTAGTACCAGTTCTTTGTTGGTTGGAGATGTTCTTACAATAACTACCGCAGGAAGTTCTGGTTATTCTGTTGGCGACACCGTTCGGGTTAGATCAATAAGTAGCTCGACTGTATTTACTTTTGTTACGGACAAGGCTAATGCTACAAATAAAACTGCTACCGTTGAAAAGAAAACATCTATTGGTCTAGGATTTAGTCATATGCCGGCTCCAGATTTTGGTGTACCACATCAACGTAGGTTAGTTGTTCCGTATCAGTTTGATATTACTGGATCTTCTGGATCCGCCACAGTTACCGATAGAAATATTTTGGATGAGGCTTTGCTTTCGGATATACTAGATCAAAACACGTATGACAGAATTTACGGACAGTTTAGATTTAATGCTGGAGAGTCTGACTTTATTGTAGGTTTTCACTCATTTTCTGATGACCAGCTAGTAGTTTTTAACCGAAACAGTGTTCACACAGTAAAGAACAGCTTGGACCTTGGAAGCAGTGTATCACAAGTTATTACAAGCGACATAGGGTGCTTGGCTAGAAACAGCATACAGCAGATAGGAAACAAGCTAATGTTCTTGTCTGACAACGGAGTGTATGCACTAGACTTTGTTGATCTTTACAACTTGAGAGGCCAAGATGTACCATTGTCTTCTTCTATCCAAGGAACCATTTCAAGAATAAACAAGGATCATGCAGACAAGGTTGTTTCTGCTTACTTTGATAATAGGTATTACATTGCTGTTCCCCTGGATGGTTCCACCACAAACAACGCTCTTTTGGTTTACAACTTTCTTAACAAACAGTGGGAGTCGTTAGACTCCATAAATGACTCAGATTGGGAATATACATATTTGTTAACTGGTGGATCAGGTGTTCAGAGAGGTGTTTATGCTATTAACCGAAATGGTGGAGTCCACAAATATGAATCAAGAGCAGATGACATAGATCTGTATGTTGGTGCTATTGGGGCTTCAACAAACTCTATTCTCGTTGCGGCATCAGCAACAAGCAGAATGTTTACTATTGGTTCAATAGACCGAAAGAAGTGGAATAACTTTGAGCTTCATCTTCAATCTTCTGAAAACAATGTTTCTGATGCAAATTTGGAAGCAATAACAGAGAACATTGATGCTATTATAGATCTTGGAACAATTGCTAACATAAACGGCGAAGAGCTTGCTATTGATGAGGATGTGTCTCTTCGGGGAAGATTTGGCAACAAACGAGCCTACGGATTACAATTTAAATTAACGACAACGAAGGGGAGACCCAGACTAAGAGCATTGAAGGTAGCAGGAGCTATAACCTTTAGAAGCATACAAAAAGCAGAATAATGGCTATTTTAAGCAAAGGTACTACATATTCAGATGGCGATCAAGTAACGTCCACCAATCTCAATGCACTTGTAGATAGTGCAACATTTGCATCTGATGCCGTTGATGACTCAACGACCCAGCTTTCTAGTGGCAAAATAATTGTAAAGGATCTTGGGATTGCTACTGGTAAAATTGCAGCAAGTGCAGTGACCACTGCTAAAATTGCAGGTAGTAATGTAACTACAGCTAAGATTGCTGCTGCCAACATTACCACCTCTCTTATTGCAGACAGTAATGTTACAAAGGCAAAGATAGAAAACTTAGCAAACTACAAGGTTCTTGGTAATGTTTCTGGTGGGGCTGCTGCTCCTGCGGAAGTGGCAATATTGGATGAGGACAATATGTCTTCCAACTCTGCCACGTCTCTTGCTACTCAGCAGAGCATCAAAGCTTATGTTGACACTCAACTAACTGCCGAAGACTTAGACTTTGCTGGAGATAGTGGAACAGGCGCAGTAGACCTAGATGGTCAAACATTTACCATTGCTGGATCTGCTGGACTGGACACCTCAGCAAGCAGTCAAACTCTTACAATAGCTTTAGATTTTAATGAAATTAGTAATGCTGCTATAGCTGATGGAGACTTCATTCCTTTTGTAGATGCTACCGATAGCACGACAAAAAAAGAAGCAATAGCAGACATCGCTACTCTTTTTGCTGGCACGGGATTATCAGCTTCTAGCAGTGTTCTTTCTGTAGATGCTTCACAGACCCAGATTACTTCTGTTGGCACTCTTGGAGCAGGAGCAATATCTTCTGGTTTTGGAGCCATTGATAATGGATCTTCTGCAATAACCACCACTGGAGTCGGTTCATTTGGTTCACTAGACATATCTGGGAATGTAGATGTGGATGGTACTTTGGAAACAGATGCTCTTTCTATAGCAAGCACTGCTGTTACCGCGACTGCTGCCGAACTTAATTACAATGATACTGGAGCAGCTGTAGGAACCGTTGTTGCTAGTAAAACTGTTACGGTAGATAGCAACAAAGACGTATCTAGTTTCCGAAACATAACCCTTACGGGTGAACTGGACGCTGCAACCTTAGACATATCAGGTGATGCAGACATAGATGGTACTTTAGAGGCCGATGCAATAACGGTTAATGGTACAGCTTTAGCTACAGTCATTGCAGGAACAACAGTTACAAACGCAACAAACTCTGCTCATGTTTTAGTAACTGACAATGAAAGCACTAACGAAGAAAACTTAATTGCTTTTGTCGAGGGGGCAACCTCAACCACAGGCAATGTCGGTTTAGAAATGGATGGCAATTTTGCATATAATCCAAGTACAGGAACAGTTAGTGCTACAATTTTTAAGGGCAACATTGATGCTGTAGATGGAGACTTTGATGGCACTCTTGAAACAGACGCTCTTTCCATAGGAGGGACAACGGTTACTTCTACTGCTGCTGAATTAAACTACCTAGATATTACTACACTAGGTACGTCCGAAGCATCAAAAGCCGTAACAGTAGATTCAAGCGGTGATCTGCTTGTACCAGACAGTGACAAGTTCAAATTTGGTACAGGTTCTGATATGCAGGTGTACCACGATGGTACTAATTCATACATCGCTAATTCTACAGGAGAGCTAAAGCTTGCTACAGAAACTTCTGGTATAGCCATTGCAATAGGACATTCTACATCTGAAGCTACTTTTGGTGACAATGTAACTATTACGGGCAACCTTACTGTTAACGGCACAACCACAACAGTAAACACAACTAACCTTACCGTTACTGACCCCTTAGTAAAATTTGGTGAAGGGTACACGGGCTCGGCATTTGATGAAGGGTTTATTGTTACGCGAGGCAACGGCTCTGCTAGTAACACTGCAAACAAGGGATTTATATGGGACGAGACTGCTGACGAGTTTGCGGCAATAGCCTGTAATACAGAAGACGGAACAACCGCAGGAAATGTCACAATCAACAGCTATGCTGACTTGCAGGTTGGTAAGCTAACGGGTGGAAGCCTAGATATTTCTGGAGCTATAGATGTTGATGGAACTACTAATTTAGATGTTGTAGATATTGATGGGGCGGTAGACATGGCAACAACACTGGCGGTTGCTGGTAATGTTGACTTTAACGGCGATTTAGACGTTGATGGCACTACTAACCTTGATGTTGTAGACATTGATGGAGCTGTTGACATGGCATCTACGCTGGCAGTTGGTGGTCATGTAGGAATGGCTACAGGAAATGTTACGGGTAAGTTTGCTGTAGGTTCAGCGGAGGTACATGCCTCATTTGATTTTTATAATCAAGGGACTGCTTACTTTAACGGTGCTACTACAATAAATGGGGCTGCTCAATTTGACTCAACTCTTACTGTAGGTGTAAATGATACTGGGAAAGACGTAAAATTCTTTGGTGCAACTTCTGGAGCGTCTATGCTCTGGGATGAGTCTTCCGATCAGATGTTCCTAACAGGGCCAGACTATCAGTTAAAAATTTCGGACGGGT